TACCTGATAGTATGTTAGTAGATGGTACTGAGATTACTTCTTTAACGATGCAATTGCTTCCGTAAATACAATCTAACCAACATTAAATCAAGGACCTCTTCAAAAATGAAGGGGTCTTTTTTTTTCATTATCTTTGTAGAAAAGAATTACAGATGATAAATTCAGTTAGACAAACGGTAATGTCTGTTCTGAATAAGAATAATTACGGTTATATATCTCCATCTGACTTTAACTTATTTGCTAAACAAGCACAGTTAGATTTATTTGAGAATTATTTTTATCAGTACAACTATCAATTACAGAAAGAAAATGCTCGTCAATCAGGGACAGGGTATGCTGATATTACAAAAGGAATAGAGGAGGTAATAAATACATTTTCTGAAACTAGATTTTTACAACATCAGTATCAAAATAGATTTTTTACACCTAGTGAATCTACCACAGGTGACAACTATTACCTTTTAAATAAGGTACTTATATATTCAAAGTTACTTGCTAGTGGAACTAACGATGCTTTGCAAATACAATCCTTGATTGATTCAACTGCTACCTTTATTGCTAGTGGTGTACAGGTAGGGGATATAGTGGTAAACCTTTCCTCTAATCCACCTGCAGTTGGCTATGTAAGTGTGGTTGTAAGTGATACAGAACTTACGTTGGTTGACTACGATGGAAATCCATTTGATAGTTTTATAAACCCACAGATGCAGTATTTAATATACTCTACTAAGCCTGTTAAAGAAGCTGAGAAGGTTACTAATAGTAAAATTACTATGCTTAACAATTCAATACTTACTGCTCCTACTTTAATGTTTCCGGCTTACTCACATCAAGAGCCAACTATAACATTATTACCTGATACTATAAATCAGTTGGGTGCAGTTCAATGTCAATATATTAGGTTTCCAAGACCACCTAGATGGACTTATGTAACTCTTCCGGGTGGAGAACCTGCATTCGACCAAACTGCTGCAGACTATCAAGACTTTGAGTTACCAAAAGATGATGAAGTAAACTTGGTAAATAAGATATTACAATATGCAGGAATGTCTATTAGAGAAGTGAGTTCTGTACAGTTTGCTCAAGCACAAGAAACTGCTAATACAACAACAGAAAGATAATTATGGCTTATATAACACAATATCAATATTACGAGAATGGTGGACAACAACCTGAGAATGCAAATTGGGGTTCATACCAATATGTTTCTTTAGAAGACATAGTTAACAATTTTATGTTAATGTATTCAGGAAACCATAGTCTTGTAAATAACGAAGAAAGATATAAAATTCTATTTCACGCAAAACGTGCAATACAAGAATTAAATTACGATGCATTCAAAGAAATAAAAATACTTGAATTAAATGTTTGTGATACATTGAGATATGTTTTGCCTTCTGATTATGTCAATTGGGTGAGAGTATCTTTATATCAAAACGGATTATTAAAACCACTTACAGAAAACATTCAGACTAATTGGTCTAGTGCTTACCTACAAGATAATGATTGTAGAATATTATTTGATATTGATGGAAATGCTTTATCTCCACAAAATTCAACAATAGATTACGAAAGAATTAGAGGTGGTAAACAATCTATTTATCTTAATCAAAATTCTAAAATGTATGGAAAGTCAGGTTACTGTGTAGATGGTGCTTGGTATTTTGAATATGGCATTGGAGCACGTTACGGTTTAAATACCGAAACGGCTAATGCTAATCCTACATTTAAGATTGACCCCAAAGGTGGTGTAATTAATTTTAGTTCAGGTGTGGCTAATGAGTTAATCATACTTGAGTATGTTTCTGATGGTATGGAAAATGGCAATGACAGTTTGGTTACTGTCAATAAACTCTTTGAAGAGTACGTCTATGCTGCAGTAGAATTTGCTATTCTAAACTCTAAGGTTGGGGTTCAAGAATACATTATTGCTAGAGCAAAGAAAAGAAAAGCTGCTCTATTAAGAAACGCAAAAATTAGAATAAGTAATATACACCCCGGAAGATTATTAATGAATATGAGGGGTAGAGATAAGTGGATTAAGTAATATGGCTAATACGACAAGAAACTTTACACAGGGTAAAATGAACAAAATGGTGGATGAACGACTCGTTCCAAATGGCGAGTACGTTGATGCACTTAATGTTCGTATGGGTTCAACTGAAGGCTCAGAGATAGGTGTTATTGAAAACTCAAAAGGTAATACACAACTTACTACCCTAAGATTTGAAGGTGTAGCACTAAGTAGTGCTGCTCGTTGTATTGGTGCGTATGAAGATGGTGCAAATGAAACTCTATATTGGTTTGTTCACGACCCTACATTTGAAGGTCCCGGTACTCCTACTCAGATAGTGGATATGATAGTATCATTTGATGTTAAAACATCAGCACTAACGTATCACGTTATTAGTGTTAATGATGGTTCAGATGTAACAACTACTTTAAATTTTAATTCTGATTATTTAATTACAGGTGTAGACTTGGTAGATGGTACACTATTGTTTTTTACGGACAACTATAATCCACCAAGAAAAATAAATGTAACTCAAAACTATCCTGACCCTGCAAATGGTCTTGACCAATTTGCATATAACGAAATTTTAGTAATCAAAAAACCACCAAGTGCATCTCCAAAGATTACACTTTTAAATACAGGTGGAGAATCTACTTATATGGAAGATAGATTCTTATGTTTTGGTTATAGGTATAAATATAGTGATGACGAGTATTCAGCTACTTCTCAGTTTTCTACTGCAGCTTTTACTCCCGGTGGTTTTCAGTTTAGTCCTGATAGTTATCTAAATGAGGGTATGATAAACTTTACTAATACTGCTCAAATTACTTTTAATTCAGGTGGTCCATTAGTAAAAGGTATTGACTTACTATTTAAGGACAATGATAGTAATGTTGTAAAGATTATAGAAAAATTAGACAAAGCAGAAAATGCATACTTAGATAATCAAGAGTATACTTATAGTTTCACCAATAGTAAAATATTTACAATACTTCCTGAAGCAGAAATATTAAGGTTGTATGATAATGTACCAAGATTTGCACAAGCACAAACCTTAATGGGTAATCGTTTGATGTATGGTAACTATGTTGAAGGTTATGACCTTATTGATTATCAAGGTAATCCTACAAGGTTAAACTTTTTTACTACTCAAACAAATGACGATATTGGATTAGAAGAGGTAGCCGATACAACAGATAGTGTTAATTATTCTATTGGTCCATCCAATACTTCTTTGGCTCAAATTAATTTAGAGTTTCCTGATGACATAGAGTTGATTAATGGTTCTGCTATTCAGGTTACTGTAAAATTTCAACACGAAAGTTTTAATGGTACTGCACCATTTCCTGTTGAAACAACATTTGAAACAGAGATTGGATTTATATTTAATGTTCAGCAAGACTTTAATAGTGTATATGAATATGCTACGAGTTTAAGTTTTATGGACCAAGTTGGTACTACTAGTAACATCAAACCACTACAGGATGCAGTAGAACCTGAAAACAATTCTTGTAACGGAACAACTTTTACAGATGCTTTTTACTGTTCGATTCCTGCAAACTTAGATGCGTTGTTTAAATACGATGGTGGTATTAGTTCGGGTGGTCCACAACCAATTCAGATTGTTGCTTCACCGGGGTCAAATACTATTGGATTAAAATTACCTGCAGTACAGTTTGTAGATGATATTGCTACACCCACACAAAATGTATATGAATATTATGATATAATTTTTGGTGAGGTATTGTATCAAAAAGTTGGTGTGGCTGAAAGCTTACATAGTAACAGAGGTTACGAAGTCGGTATGGTTTATATGGATGAGTTTAACAGAGCAACACCTGCTCTTGTTAGTTTGAATAACACAGAACATTTTCCTTGTGGTACATCCTTCTTTAAAAATAGTATACAGGTTACTATACCAACTACACAAATAGCACCGGAATGGGCAAAGAGATATAAGTTTGTTATTAAGCCTGATAAAGAAGATTACGAAACTATATACACTAATTTATTTTATGAAGACCCAAACTCATCTGCTGCATATTTCTTGCTAGAAGGTGAGAACTCTCAAAAGATTACAGAAGGTCAAAGGTTGATTGTAAAAGCTGATACTGAAGGTCCTATGATACGATGTGTGAGAGCAACGGTATTAGAGAAAGAAGCTAAAGAAGAAGGGTTTGTTTCACTTGAAAACCCCGACCCTGATGGTGAGCCAATACCTGTTCCTGCAGGTACATATATGAAAATAAATTCAACTCAGTTTAGTGCTGAGTTAGACCCTGATGCTATTGTTAGTTATGGTAAAAGAAAAACAACTGCAGATAAAAGGGACCATTATCCACTAGTTCCTTATCCTGTTAATATTGCAGGAACTGACTCTGCCAACCCAACGTGGGAATTTGTAGATTATGATATTCCTGCAGGTTCACGAATTGTTTTTGATTTTTATTTTGAAAGAATTGGTAGAGGTGATGGTAACAATGCCTGTGAAAGAAGGACTTACGATTTAGATGAAACTTATGTAGCTAGTTCTGACTACGATAGTTTTATGGATTGGTTTAATGGCGACAACATTGGTGAAACCCTAAATAATGGTGTAGGTTACGCAGGTGACAATTCTTGTCCACCTGAAAACGAATACCTACCTGCACTTCTAGAAAGTGATAATGGTCAAGAACCACAGGATGTACCACAAAATTTGTGTACAAACTACTATCAGTTCTATAGAAACAATACCACAAATCAATTATTGTTTTGTGTAAGAGGTACTAGAGCCTGTAGTGGAACTAAAAAGCAAAGGTCAAGAGTAATATTAAAAATTACTGTATTTAGAGCAGAAGATACTATTGTATTTGAATCTGAGCCAATAGATTCTTCACCTGATATTTGGTATGAAGGTGCTGACTCTTTTCCAATTATATCAGATTCAGACTCTTGTTCTTTTGATATAACTGTAGATACAAATGAGCCTGACCCAATTGCTTTTAATTATGTAGACCTTGATGGTGTAGGACAACAAATAGTATGTAACCCTGCTCAGACAATTACTGATATTTTTGGTAGGTGTGGTACAATGGGAGTAAGTGCTTCAACACCTCCTGTTGACCCTGCAAATATTACTATTGATTCTACCACTTTACCTCAAGGAAGTCACGTTACAGATGTACAACCACAGACTACAACACAAGCTGGTATTGTAAATGTTGGGTTGTTCAATTGTTATTCTTTTGGTAACGGAGTTGAAAGTTATAAAATTAGAGATGGTTTACTTGGTAAAAAATTAGTTTTTGGTAACAGAGTAACATCTACTCAAGCTTTAGATTATAAAGAAATTAGAAGATTTGCAGATATTACCTATAGTGGTGTATTTAATGATGAGTCTAATATCAATAGATTAAATGAGTTCAACGGTGGACTACTTAACTTCAAAGCTTTAGAAGAGTCCTTTGGACCAATACAAAAACTATTCGCTAGAGAAACTGATGTTCTTACTTTACAAGAAGATAAAATATCATATGTACTATCAGGTAAAAACTTATTGTCTGATGCAGGTACAGGAAGTTTATTACAATCAGTTCCTGAAGTTTTAGGAACACAGATTGCTAGAATCGAAGAGTTTGGTATTAGTCATAATCCTGAAAGCTTTGTACAATGGGGACCTGAAAAATATTTTGTAGATTCTAAAAGAGGTTCTGTATTGATGCTTAGTGGAACAAGCTATACAAATGATTCTCTTGCAGTAGTTTCTTCATTTGGAATGAGAACTTGGTTTAGAGATTTGTTCTTAGTACAACAGAATACTCAGAAGCTTGGTGGTTATGACCCTTATATGAATGAATATGTTATTACAGGTAACACTATTCCAATACCATTCCCTGAAGAGTGTTTGCCTTGTGGTGTTCAAACTCAATACAGTTTAATTAATACTGACAAGTTTAAGCAATGCTACGAACTCGGTGATGCAGTAGGTGATGTTAACATTGAATATAACATTATAAATATTTCAGGTCAAGTAAAATTTACTGCGACCTATAATGGTATAGACTATGACACCGGATTTGTTTCTTCTTCAGGCACACTTACATTCCCTAAGAGTTTAGCAAACAATACTGAAATGGTGTTGGATATTGTAACTAACGGTTCAGTTGAATTTGAATTAACAGTTAACTGTCCTGAACCACAACAAATGACTGTAGTATATATATGTGCTACAAGTGACAACGAATCTGATGATACTATTCATAATGATTACAATTGGTCACAATCAGGTTTCCAATCTGTTGTAGATTCTCAGCCTGTAACTTTCTTATCAGGTGGGGGTAACCCTGTAGTTAGTTACTATAACACTATTACAGGATTTAAAGGTCAAGGACAAATACCACCTGATGGTGCAGTTGTTACTATGGCATTCAATAGGTTTAGTGGTGATACGGCTACATTTGATATAAACACAAATAAGTTTAGATATTACAAGAGTAATACGTTATATGCTAATACACCTCAAGCTATATCTCAGCTAATCGGATTATCTAGTGTGGCAAGTCCAATAGATTCTTCATTGGCTCCTGATTATTACAAGGCTACGTTTGGAGTTCCTGTAGGTACAGAACAATATTTATATATTATATATGATTACAGAAAACCAACTCTTGTAGACTTGTGTTTTGGAAATGATGTATTTGACTCGTGTTGTGATTGTGAAACTTCACCTACTTAAAATTTAATATTATGGCAAATTATTATATAGATGGAACAACTTTAAATAACGCAACTGCAGTATATATGGATGCTGCACTAACTACCTGTGCACCTAATGGATTTTACTCTGATGGAATAAGTTCAAGAGAACAGGTGAGTCAAGGTAGTGGTTGTGTGTTGCTACCACCTCAACCTTGTCCTACTTGTGCTACACCTTGTGGTACTCAAATTACAGGTAATGGAGCACAAGGTGTTTATCAATTAGATATGGATGTGGGTGGTACTGCGAATGATACAGGTGCTATTATAATCACATTTGACCCACTTAATGTTCCTGATGGTGTACAAGCAGTTTATGATGGGCAAGTATACAATACACTTAGTTCTCCTCAGTTTGGTTTACTTGAAAGTACAGTTCCGGGTGTTCCTACTTATATAGGTGCTACAGGCTCAGATTGTGGAACTGCAGGTGGTGGTACATATCCAAATATATCTGTATTCCAATACCAAGGAAATCAATTTGTAAATACAGGACAACCTACTACTGTTGTAATACAACAAGGTCAATCACAGTTAACTGCCGGTGGACCGGGTGACTGTGTTATGGTTATTCCTAAACCCAATGCAAGTCCTGCAGTAGTAAACTTTACTTTTATTGGACCTTGTAATGGTACTGCTTGGAACTTTAATGTTCAATGTCCTGTAACATTAGACCCTATTAGTGCAAGTGCACCACAAAATACTCAAGCAGAAGCTTGTGCTGCAATTTTAAATAACACAGTTTATCACGTTGATGTAGACCCGACAAGTGGAGTTCAGGTAAATGACTATATTTTTTCTGACCACGATGCAGCAAATCCTGCACCTCAAGGATGGTATCTACACCCAACAGGTTATACTTATCAAGTAGGACCACGAGGTGTTGTAACAAACAGACAAGGTGGGTGCAATACAATTACACTTCAAGATTGTACAAATCAAAATTTATACACAATGAATGATAGATTTGGAACCAATAACATTGGAGAGGTAATTCAGTACAAGAGAATTAATCAAACCACACAAGTTATAGGAACTGAAATTTATTGTGGTACAATAACAAACTTAGGCAATACAGGTACTTATACAAATGCTAATCAAGTTGGCTTTGTAGATTACGATTGTAATGATACAGTACATTGTCCATAAAATATAAGATATGAGTAATACAGTACAACCCGGACAACATTATACATTAAGTTACGACAACGGAGTCAAAGGATTCCCTTCGTTTTATTCTTATAATCCTGATTGGATGATAGGAATGAATAACTTTTTCTATACATATAAGGGTGGTAATTTGTATAGACATAATGTTAATGAAACTAGAAACCAATACTATGGTGTTAACTACCCATCGGTAATGCAATCTGTTTTTAACGAACAACCTTTAGAGAATAAGTTATTTAAAACTATGAATCTAGAGGGAGATGATTCTTGGGGTACAATATTAGTTAGTGACCAACAGGACACAGGTTTTATTGAGGCTAATTATTATGAGGAAAAAGAAGGTGCATACTTTGCTTTTGTAAGAAACTCAGGTCAAGACTTTACATCTCCTGCTAATTCAAATCAATATCCTTTAAGGTCTTTGAATGGTATTGCTACAAGTCAAAATATTCAAGTTGACTTTCCTTTAAACGGTCAGACTCAAGTTAGTTTTGCTACAACAATTTCCATAGGAAGTATTATTAGTATTGGAGATATGTTATACTTTGGAACTACACCACAATTATTGGGTCAAGTGGTTTCAGTTAATGTAAATATTCCTAATGGAGTAAACAATATAATAGTAGATAATTCTATTGGAGGAGCAGTAACTCCAAGCAATCCAACAGAGTTTATTTTATATATTAAAAATTCAGTAGCAGAATCTCACGGAATACTAGGTCACTATGCAGTATTTACTTTAACTAATAATAATACAAATAAAGTAGAACTCTTTGCTGCAGAAAGTGAAGTGATGAAATCATTCCCTTAATTTTAGTATCTTTGTGAAGTATAATGACTTTTGACGTTAGACCACTTAATTTAGACGATTATAATACCTATCTTGTAAAATGGTGGGAAGATTGGGGATGGAAAGCACCCCCAAAAGATTTCTTACCTGATGATGGGAAGGGTGGTATGATGATACTAGATAGAGATGGAACACCAATATGTGCAGGTTTTGTATATATGACCAACTCTAAAGTGGCTTGGGTTGATTGGATTATTTCTAATAAGAAGTATAGGAAGAAACCTCATAGAACTAACGCAATAGGACTTTTAATAGAAACATTAACAAACTTGTGTTCTAGTCTTGATGCTGAATATTGCTACGCATTAATAAAGCATAAAGGATTACAGTCAACCTACGAAAAATTAGGTTATACCAAGGCAGACTCTTACACAGTTGAAATGATAAAAAAATTATAATATGGCAGTAGCAACGGCAGCAATTGGTGGATTAGTTATATCGGGAGTTAGTGCCGGTATGTCATTTAGCCAAGCCTCAAAACAAAGAAAATTACAAGCACAGGCAGAGCAAGATGCAGCAAAAGCTATGGCTGAAGCTAGAAAAAAATTAGATGTAAACTTTGCAGAACAAATGTCAATTAAAAAAGAGGCATATGATTTGGAAAGAGAAGCATTATTAAGTGCAGGTGCACAAGCTACCGAAGCAGGTATTGAAAGTGAAAGAGGTGCTGCAGCAACTGCAGGTAGAGTTTTTGCTGCACAACAACAAGGTCAAGCCGGTGTAAGAAGTGCTATGGCTGATGAGATGACTAACATTGAGAATGCTATAATTGAAGAAGAAGGAAGGTTAAGAGATTTAGATGTAGCCTTAGATTTAGAAGAAGTAGCAGGTAATCAGCAAAAAGCAGCAGATGCACAAGCAAGGGCAGAGGCAGCTAAACAACAAGGTATTCAGTCTACTATATCAGCAGCACAATCAGCTATGCAATTAGCACCTTTGTTCCCACAAAGAACGGCTAATCAAAGGTCAGCAGCAGGTAATGTTACAGGAGTAGATGTAGCTGCGTTTAATAAAGCAGGTGATGGGTCACTAGGTAACTTAACTAGTTTTACTGACTTAAATAATTTAAACAACAGACAGTTTAGACAGTTCAAAAAAGGGATGACACCTCAGCAACAAAATATGTTATTTCAAAGTGACAGTTATATAGGTGCTTATAATGACCCATTTAATATTTTAAATCAAGACTAAATGACTGCATATAAGTACGTTGAAAGAAAAGTAGAAGACCAAATAAATTGGGCAGAGGTTGGTAAGAATTTTTCTAATGTTCTACAGGAAGAGGTTCGTGTTAGACAAGAGAAGAAAGCAGCAATTGATGAAGCCTCTAGAAAATACCAAGAGGTACTTAATAATGTACCCAAAGGGGAATATGGTTTAGCAAATACGTTTGCTTTAGATGCTGCATCTAAACTACAGAAACAAGCTTTGATGCAATTGACTTTATTAAAGTCGGGTCAGCTTGACCCCAAAAGATATACCATAATGCAACAAAATCTTGTTGATGGTACAGACCAAATATTTAGTTTATCTCAACAATACCAAGATGAGTACCAAAGAAAAATGGAACTTATGGCAGATGGTGTACCTCCGGGTGAAAAACTCTCAGGTCTTGAAGCTAACCTTATGGCTTCAATGGAAGGTTTGGGTAACCTAGCAAACCACGAAGTATCAGTAAATCCTGATACAGGACAAATGGGTATTGGTGTTACAGATGAAAATGGTCAAATAATAAATACCACTACTGCCTTTGCCTTACAAAGAAGACTAGCATCTAATACAAAAGAGTTTGATATGATGGGTGCTGCTGACAAGTGGATAAAGTCATTGGGTTCTAATAAAGTTGCACAATTTAAAGACTTAGGAAATAAATTAACTGCAGATGTATTAGTAACTATTGATGATGTAACTCAAAAGATTGCACCTAAAGGTTCTTTGTCTGATTTAACAGATGCTCAATTTGCACAACTTGCTGATGCAACAGGTGTAGATATTGCAGATTTAAAAACACTTAGCCTTTATAGAGAAGCACAGATGAACTATGTTAAATCTCAGTTATCTCCTGAAGCTAGTGGAACTAATGCAGCATCAATGTTGTTTGACCACGTTGGTGGATACGATACTTATATTATTGGAGATGGAGATAAGACTCAGGAAAAGTACGATGCTTTAAGCGATGAGGAAAAAGCAAAAGTTATTTTGGTAACAACCGAAAATGGTAACCCAAAGTATAATTTAACAGATGACCAATTAGCTATTGCTGAACGTGCATTTGAAAAACAAATTGATATTGGTCTTGACTATACAGAAGAAGAGGCTGCAGTATTCAGAGAGAAAGAGACTATACAGAAGAAGAGGCTGCAGTATTCAGAGAGAAAGAGGGTAAGAGAGATGGATATGCACCTGAATATGTTTATAACAGAGGTGATAAAGATAAAGAAAAGAAATCGGCAGTTAGTCAATGGATGAATGTATTCAGAGAAACTGACTCTGCTCAAAGAGAAAATTTATTAGATGCAATACTAAAAGACCCTGCAACTGAGAAAAAGGGAATAACAGATATGAAGTTTATTACTGATAGTAACGGTGATACTAGACTTGAAGTTATTTATCTTGATGAAAGAAAAAACAAAACAGGGGACAATGGTATATTCTTATCTAAAAAAGGTACTGAGCCAACTCAAGAAGATTGGGCATTGGCAGGTGTGGCTATACACGGTGTGACCGACCCTAACGATATTGAAAAAGCAGCAGGTGGATATAATCCTATGCCTGATGATTGGTCATATGTTGACCCAACAGGAACAGGAGTTGGACTTGATAAAGTGGCTACACCTCAAGAAGAAGCTAATGCTTACATAGGTAAAAAAGTAATAGGTGATTATATGGTAAATCAAGATGAGGAATCATTTGCTCAAAAATTCGCAGCAGATTTTGGTGCTCTTGGGTTTACTGTTAAGATTCCAAATAGTACATATGAAACAGTAATAATTACTGCACCTAATGGACAAACACAACAGTTTTACACTAACTATGACTCAGGTAGTGAATACTCTGACCCACAAGTTTTAAGAGATTGGATTATTTCCAATGGTACTGAAGATGCAGCTAAAAACTTTAAGCAATCAGGAAAGGGTAAAACCGGAGGAGGAATGAAAGATTTTTAATTAAGATTTTACAATGAACGAAAAAGCACTACAAACTCTATATGGTCTAGCACAGGGTGATGGTTACACTAAGTCGTTTGATGACTTCAAACTACTAATGAGTGAAAACGAAGATGCATTAAAACAAATGTATAATCTTGCTCAAAGTGATGGCTATCAAAAAGATATAGAGCAATTTAAAACTCTAGTTGGTTTTGGTGGTAATGAATCTGCAGTAGATGTAGCCGTAGAGGAAGTAAAAAAAAAAGACGATTCCGAAAGTATGGAATCAGAAGAGTTCGCACTTCCGAATACTCCGGCATCCTTTGTTCCTTCTCCCGAATCAGAATCTTTATCGGAAGATGGTACTCCGATAGTTGAAAAAAATCCTTATGATGGTACTCTTTTAGACGAGCAACCTGCTGACTTTTTTGAAGAGTCAATGGCAGGTGTTAACGCAGACCTTATAGATTATGAGGAAGAGTATGTAGTTCCAAAATTAAATTATCAGTTTAACGATTATGGTTTCACCTTTTCTGAAACAGGAATAGGTGATGGTATGAAAGTTAAGGCTGCAAACGGCAACGAACACTATACCAACCTTGACCCTTTTTGGGGAGAAAAAGGTGAGGCTGAAGCTTTGCAAAAATTCTTGAGAGAAAATAAAGCAGAAAACCAAGTTATCATAGACCAATCAACTGCTATCATTGAGAATAAAAGAAAGATTGATAATGAAGAACAAATTATCAATACAGTAAAAGCTTTTAATGAAGAATCAAAAAAGTTTGAGTCTGACTTAAAAGAGTATGCCTTATATAAAAACAAGTTAGACAATCTATATAAAAAGAACTTTGCCAATGTAACTAAAGAACAGTTAAATTCTGACCCTGTTTTGAAGGCAAACTTTGAACAATGGGTTTCAGCGAAAGAAGCTTCCAATAAAGTATTAGAAGATTTAAAAAAACAAAATAAAGACTTTGAAAGAAAGGGAGCCAAGCTTGACCAAATGGCAGGTGAATATTATGAGATGGCTTCTGAGCAAGGTGCACCGGGTGGTGCATTTGTTAATGCGTTGCTAGATGGTGCTGCTAGATTTGGAACTACGGCAATGAACATAATGACTGATGCTGCTACTTATTTTACACCTAACAGAGGTATGGGTGAAAAGAATTATACAGAAGAAATAGCTAGAGTTGCATTAGAAAATGGTGATTTTGAAGAAGGTAAGTTTAGAGAAACTTTTCCTGAAGATAAGGTAAAAGATGGTATGGTAGAGGTGATAGACCCTGAGTTAGGCACACCTAAAATGATACCACTAGAATCTTTTCCAAGCGTGTACGACCTAAGTAAAGAAGAACTTATAAAGGAACTCGGTGGGGATACTAACGATATGAAATTTGTAGGTGAAAAGATTTTACAAAGTGCAATGGTTGGTCAGGTAGGTACGGCTGCCTATGATATACCGATAGTTCAAGAAACTGCATTTGATAAAGCAAACGCAAAAGTTATGGACTTGGCTCGTAAGGGTATAAAAGAGTTTGAATCTTATGACCAAGCAGTAGAAGGTAGATATAGAAACCCATTCTCTTCAACTGCTCAGGGAACTGATGTAACTTTAGGAATGTTAGATGCAGGTCGTAGGGGGATGCGAGAAGTATTAGGTAGTGACAATACCACTAAAGAATGGAGTGATACTGCAAAACAATCATTTTGGGGTGGTGCATTACTTGGACTAACAGAATCACTACCTGCTATGATAGGTGGTTATAATCCTGCAGGATGGGCACAACGTACTGCACAGATGTATGCACAAGTTACAGACCACGTTTATGAGGAGATGGAGGAGAATGCAGCTTTCGATAACGTAACTGAAAGTGAAAAGGCTATGGTTTCCGTTCCTATTGGTGTAGCAGTAGGTACTCTAGAAGCAATTGGTTTTAGAAACATAATTGGTCAAAAAGGTTTATTAAATAGTGTAGTTTCTAGAGCATTAAGAAAATCTACAAAAAATACAACTGCTAAATCATTTGGTGAATTTATCAGACAAGATGTAGAATCAATGATGGCAAGAGGATTGCTTACTATAGGTGCAGGTGGTTTGGCAGAATATGAAACAGGTGCATTACAAGAAGCAGCAGAGATAACTATAAAAGATATTTACAATGATGTTAAGGGGAAGGATATGTTTAGAACTCCTGAAACTTGGCAGGATTGGATTGCTCAAGTAAACAGAGCAGGTATGCAAGAGGCAATAGGTGGTTTCATATTAGGTACACCGGGTGGAGTTGCCAATGCAGTATCAGGATTGCAAATACAAAAGCTTGACAACAGGATATATGAAATGTTTGAGCATATGTCAAAAGACGAGAACTACACTAAGATGTATGTTACTAAACTCAAACAAAAAATAGCTGATTCAAATGACCCTAAAACAAAAAAGGAAGCACAAGATGAATTAGCTTTAGTGAAAAGATTACAAGGTATACTACCAAGAATACCTAGTGACTACAATACTAACCAAAGAAAAGAAGCTTTACAATTAATCTTTCAGAAAGAATCTCTTGAGTCACAAATTAAAAGTGAAGATGATGTATTATCTAAACCAAAACAAGACTTATTAAATAGAGTTAATGATAGACTATCGGCATTGGTTGGTGAAGTTGCTACGCAACAACAAGAAGATAAAACATCTGAACAAAAAATTAATGAGTTCCAAGATGGTAAGGTGGTTGATAATCAATCTGTAAACAAGCCGGGCAATGTAACGGTAGAAGAGCAAAATGATATTGATTCATTCTTTAATGAAACAGAAGATAGTTCTGAAGTCAAAGGACAAAACATTGCTTTAAATAGAAGTGAGGATGGCTCTAAAAATACCAACCCATTTAGAAGTAGTGTAATCAAAATTGCTGACCTTGGAGCAAAAGCTATTGCAAAAGTATTGCCTAAAGTTAGAATCGTTATGCACGAAACTAATGAGCAGTATTTAAAATACGCAAAGCTTGGTGATGGTAGA